AGCTGTATATTCACTAAGGGCACTAATAGCTGTTACTAGTTGAGATGCAATTGTACCAACTGATAATACCCCCGCCGTTGTATTAGCTGGGGTTGTATATGTAACGGATGTTTCTGAAGCATACGAGAAGGTATACCCTTCTTCCTCTACAGTAACTGTATAAGATTTACCACCAAGAGTTACGTTAACAGAATCACCTTTACGCCAGCCTTGTCCTCCATTAGTCAGTGTAACACGGCTAGTATAAACAGACTTATAGGTTGTATTATATGTAGCACTAGCCTTCTGTGTGTTGGTGATTTTAAAATTCATACCAACATAAGAACCAGCTGCCCAGGTAGCTCCGTGTACACCATCTTGGTGTAAAGCATTGTGCTCTGCATCATAAGATCCAGAACCACCATGAGCATAGGTGTAATCACTTTCTGGGTACCTTTCTATAGCAGTACCTCCTATGTTAAAGTTAACTTTAGCAAGTTGTGATCCATCCTCTTTCCATTCTCCACCTGAATCTGTATTATAAGCAATTAAATCACAACGAACAAAAGACCATTTGTTATGCCCTGGTACACTAGGATTTTTCTCTGTTCTAAATACAGCATCAAATGTTACATTTCCTGCTCCAGCAACGGATACATTACTAAACCGTTGTGTTTCATGGTGGCCTGGGGCATACTTGTCGGGACTTCCTTTATAGTTATCAACAAATGCCTGCATATGATATGTATACTCAGGCTGATTCTCATGACTAACCCAAGTTAAGGCTGTTGGGTATTTAGCTCCCTCAACTTTATCTTGTACGGCTGTTGGTGTGCAGGTAGTTGTTAAGGTGAAGCCTAGTCCTGTTTTACTTCCATCACTTGCATGATTTTCTGTAAAAGTTTGACTGGCAGCTGCTCCACAATTACCATTAGCAGTGTCCTCAAAAGAACCTGGTGATACTGCTAATCTTTTAGCATTATATACTTTCTGTTGCTGAGTTGAAGCACCATCCTTTAGGAAGTCAATAGCATAAGTAGTATTATAAGCAACTTGGTTAATAACGACTAACGCCTCTTGTATTGCAGCTGCAGAGGAGTTAGTAGACATAGAAACTTCCTTCTCTGAATTAGCTAAGAAAGTATAATCATTAACAGTAAGTGGTTTTATATTAGATATCTTTTGATTCGCACTATTCCAGAGGTAATCAGCTACTCCTGTTTGGTAGGTGACTTTTTGCTCATGACCCGTCTTAGCGTTCCACACACGTATGTGAGTGCCATCAGTGGTATTAGCAGCAGTATCCAACTGCCCTCCGGCAGCTGCTGTACTTGTGTCATAATAGTAGAGTACAGGTGCGCTAGCTGCGACAGTAATTTTTGTAAAAGCTCCTGTAGTGCCTGGAGTTCCATAAGTGGTTACATTGGTTGTGTATTCTGTACCACTACCATGTGTACCATCAGCTGTAGTTGATATCCTTAATGGTTTACCTGTATTAGTACTATCACTTTGATCAAATATGTATGTACTATTCTCATTAAGAGATAAGGTGAGATTATCTGAACTAGATCCATCTATCCTAAACTTGTTACTAACTACAGTAACTGTGTAAGTAGTAGAAGAGTTCGGACCCCTATAAAGGCAAGCAACATAATGCTCATTCTCATCTCTGATTATAGGAAACCATTTGGATTGTGCTTTAGGTATATTAGTAGCAAGTAGATTTGTAAATCTTAACGGTGGTCTTTTTTTACATCCAAAAGTAGGATCTAGTAGAACGTTTGTTGCGTCCTTAACCTGGCCAGGTAGTTTGACTGGATCAGGCTGCTGACTAGCACCCCCTAAGAGGTTAGGTATCTGTTGAGATATTGCAGCCATAATCAATAACGCTGTAAAGTATCTAGTGGTCTATAGCTATTGTAGGTCATGTTGTGATCTCTGTCAGCAAAGACAGTATAGTCACCTTGCTGTGTATCATACTCTAAAGCTGTGGCACGAGCAAGAATCTCTTCTCTTTCTCCAAATCTTACAGCTTCTGCAGATCCTACTGATCTACCAGCAAATACATTAGCAGCTCTTATGGTTGTATAATTTTTAAAAGGTTCTGGAAGATCCTCAAAATCAAACAACCACACTACATCTAGTTCTATATCTTCAGTGAATACGTTGGTGTGGTTTGCTAGGTCATATAACTTTCCATCTCTTACAACACATTGAGGAAAGTCTCTATTCATACGCTTGGGATCTATCTGTAATGCATTAGAAGGCATAATGATATTCCCATTAGCATCTGGTGTAAAGGTATAATGATACTCTGTGTTAAATAACCACCCCTCAGACTGTACAGCCCTGGAGATTTCATGGAGTATCCCTTCTGCAATTTCAACAAGAGGGTTACCAGACTCCAGACTTGTGACTGGAGACTGTCCAATGTTAGAAATAATTGTATTTACAGCTGCAAGCGTAGTCTGCTTGGTGGTTGTTGCCATTTTAAATCGTTAATTTTCTAGGGAACGAGAAGCCCCGAAGGGGGATAAACCCCCTAGGGCAAAAGATTACTGAGCTTGGAGTGAACCAGCAACAGAAGTACGGAGTGATCCAACGCCCATTGCGAGCTTGCCCACTACCAGGTCACCCTGATACTGAACATGGAAATCTCCTGAAGTTGTTTCAATGCTAGGTCCGATTGCTTCAACAACACCAGCGGCTTCTCTATGGAAGATTAGTCCGCAACATGTAGCATTAGCATCAGCATAGTCATTGTTCTCACCAGTTACAGCAGTGTTATAAGCTGCCATGAATGGGAGGTTGTTGGACTTAAAGATTCTAATTCCAGCAATGGAGACTAGTCCCTTACCAGAGTTGAGTGAACCTTCAGTAGTTGTACCTACTTCTCTATTGAGAATGTTGGTGTCTACAGAAGAGATAAGTCCATAGTACTGACGAGGATTCAATACAGCAACACGTCCATCTTGTGGGGCGTTACGCTCGTCTAGTACAGCAGCTGCTTCAAAGAAGCCATCCACAATTGCTTGTGCATCATACTGCTTAGAAGCTCCAATAGATACTTCGAAGCCACCAGGCTCACCAGTTACTACGGATGCTTCACGGGAAGCCATATCAAGCTTCCTAAATATACGCTGGTCATAGAATTTTGCCAACGCCTCACCAATTTGCTTGGAGATCTCCGCTCGTGTCGAGTACTGCGAAAGTAGCTCATCAAGATCGTAAACGAACTGAGAACTAACTAGAAGATCATCCATGCTGATGGTCTTTTCGTTAGCCTTGATCGCTGTGTCACCAAGGATTGGCTGGCCTGGGGTATGATAACCAGCTGCTAGTGTACCAGTCAATAAGAATTGCTTCTGCTTGCCACCACGTAGGGTGTAGCTGCGTACCAATCCCTTTGCAATGCTGGCTGCGTTGAAGGCTGTGAAGACTTCGCCGGAGAACAGCTTAAGGGCGGTTGCATACTTATCAGCAAAAGCATTAGACTGGTTGCCATTCACGCTATTCGGGCGTGCAATGGAAGCCATGTTTGTCATGGTATTAGTCTAAAGATAAATGTGTATAAATTGCGAATCGATTCTAAAAAGGTTTGAGATTTATACCCTCTCGGGGGTGGCCACCCAAAAAGTTATCCATGCGTACACGGGCTATAATGGGTAATGAGAAGGGGGTCCGACTCTGAGGTGCCCCCTCCCCTTTCACTTAACGTGTGAATTTTTTGATGTAAGGCACACCACGATACATTAGAGTGACTTTAACTGTCATGGTAATTCTCCAAAGTACCTCTGCCCCGTTCCATGCAAGAGGTTTCATGCGTCCCCGAAGGGATGAACGGACGTGGCGTTTAGAAGCGGTACTTAGTACCTAGTGCAATTTTCCACTCAGGGTTGTCAGCACCTTTGTACTTCTTGTGCTCATAATAAGCATTAGCGCTAAGCTTTTCTGTAATGTCGACACCAGAGCCGACTTCGATAACGAGTAGGCCTTCGCCATCATCCCCATTGTCAGTACTAGAGCCGCCGCCAAGCTCCACATATGGAGTAAAATTAGCGACCTGAGTATCATACCCAACTCGTGCCAGTACTTCTCTATTTTTGTATTCACCATCTGATCCGGTAAATTCAGCAGAACCAGTCACATAAGGACCAGCCATTGCAGGTGTAGCCAGGGCTGAAACAGTCAGTGCTGCAAGTGCAATTGATTTCATTTGTTTAAAGTAATTCAGTAAGTTCCAAAACACCATCAGTACTAGCGTCACGGATAACCGCAATGTTAGCACCTTCAGGTACGACAAGCTCTAGCCTTTCATTTTGTGCAATGAAATGACTAGTAGAAGCGGACGCTGTTTGTGCGGAGCTTCCTATGCTGTAACGAATGTCAGCCGTCACAGCACGTATTGAGATTCTTGAACAGGTAGCAGTTAAAGCTTGGTTAGATGTTGAAGAACCAGCTGTTAATTGTCTTGCTACCCCAGGGGTTCTATTAGGTTCTACCTCTCTAGCAGAAAACTTCCCCTCATATATTGTATGTGTAGTTGCTGTCATTTATTTAAAGTAGGTCTGTGCTACGTGCTAGTCTGTCTTCTACATCCTGACGGAAAGCAGGGTCAGTACTATAAAGTGGATTGGCTATATCACGAGCTAACTCAGCTTGACTACGGTAAGCTTTTACATTACTACTTGCCTTACGACCTGTAACAAGAGGAGCTTCATATCCTTCAGAAGATTGGTAACGATTAGCTAATGACTCTACAGCAAACTTAATAGCAGTGGGATTACCACTATTAGTGATTGAGTTGTAGTCATTGATCTCATCTTGAGAAAGATTCTGTGCAGCCCAACCAATCATTTCACCATAAGCCTCGTCTCCACCTACAGAATTTTTAATAGCATCAATAGCTGCTTGATTCTGCATACCAGCCCTAGCTTCTTCAGATGCTACTGCTTGATACTTCATGTAACTAGCAATTAGATCTTTAGAATCCATAGAAGATAGCTTATCTATAGCATCTTCTGTTAACTCTCCTTTTTCTTGGAACTCTTTATTGAGTTCAAGCATATAGTTAACAGTTTCGTCAACTGGTTCCTCCTCTTCTGAAGTCTCATCCGTCGGAGCCTCATCAGCTTCTGCTGTAGCTTCTTCGCCTTCTTCAGTCTTCTCGTTTGAGCCGAGCTTAGTTTGAAGTTCTTGGTAAGCCTTAAGTAGGTCTTCTTGAGTTCGGAATTTACCTCCGATAAGTTCATTCTCACTTTCTGTTTTCTCAAACTGTCTGAGCTTATCTTCAGCATTAGCATCAGCTAGTTCTTGACCTTTCTCTAGAGCTGCGGCTTCAGCTGTTTTTTGTTCAACACTTACTTCATTTGTTGAAGGGTCAAAAGTTGTTGTTGGCATGATTAATGTAGGATGGTGCGGATACCACTATGCCCTATGTTTGGTTTGATCTTAGGCTTCTGGGCATATTTATTCTCAGGCTTCTTAGGTAGCTCAGTCTCTATATCAACTGGCTCCCAAGCCTCGTTCTGTGGTGTTGATGGATCATTAGCCTTGAAGGTTCCATCAGAGTTCTTCGCCCTCCGGCGGAGTGGCTTCTGCTTGGGGTTGGGGGGTTTGTTCGTTGGCATTGTTAATAAGTTGTTCTGCTAAAGGTGACTTTGCGAGCTGACCAGCTTGATTCATAATAGTCTGCTGTGCAGCTTGCTGTTGAGCCTGTTGCTGATCTTGTGATAACTCTTCTGAAGTCTTAATAAGACCGAGAGCTTCAATGCCCGATGCAGCGGCTAAGCGGTTTAGGAATTCACTTGGTTTTATAAATTGAGCTAGAGCTTCTGGACCCATAGACTGAGCTATGGTTGCCACAAACTCCATCAATGCTTGCCTATCTTGACCTCTTCCTATACCATGTAAACCAGCCACAACAGTTGGCATGACTAGTCCTTTAGGTAAAGAAGGGATGGCCTTGTTACGGCTTAATAGAAATAATTTTCTATTTAAATATGGTTTCAATAGTTCTGTGGTTAAGTTACCATAGATACCACCCAACTGTTCATTTAGTTCTTGCTGTGTAGCTCGAACTTCTTCTGCTGTAGTCCTTTCACTCTGTCTGATAGAGAGAACAAGAAAAGCATCTGACAGTCTTTGGGTTAAAGAAGTAACCATATCTTGAACTGTTTTAAAGTCCGCCGTTTTTCCTACTTGAACAACGCCTACATCATCAGGGCGTCCCTGAATGATAGCACCATTCGAAGCGCGGGCAAGACTTTGTGGCTTGGTAGTAGCACTAGGGCTAACTAAGAATACAACCTTGGCCGCAGCCGCGGATCCTTCTACCAAACTTTGCATCAAACGATCTAAACTTCTAAGGTCTCCGAGAAATTCTTCAACACGACCTCGGCCATAACTTTCCCCGTCCACTACATTAAACCGTAGTGGCATCCAGGGCGAGTGCTTAACTGGAGAGCTAGATTTAGAACCTGGAATGATCTTATCATCACATTCCTGATGCCATTTATGTTGACCATCAATGAGTTTAACACATGTATATACTACAGCGTCATCACTCTTTCCTTTATTCTTGCTGGTGGCAACCCCATACTTAGGTCCATCTTCTCCAACAGCATTAGAATCTTTCTCACTTTCAGTATTTTGAAATTCTTTAGGAAGGAGACTACGCTCTACTATTTCCTTTGTAACTATTTCTATTACTGAGCCATTACCGTCACGAGAGACGATGAAGCGGTCCAGAGGGAACACTTTAAGAGCTTTCTTCCCAGCAAATAACAAGGCATTTCCAGTTGTAACAAGATGCTTCATGGCAGTATGTAACTGCACACGATCTGTTGTCTCACCAATCTGTTGCATGATGGTTCTCTCCATTTTATTTAGAGAGAGGTCTACATCAGAACGAATTTCAGGAGTCAAGTCTGGCACCTGAGCTAGTGTTGCATCATCAATTTGCAACTTGAAAAATGTTGTATTAATAGGGAAGAGGCTCAACATTAATTTAGCGCTGAGCACATTGACGCCCTTTGCTCCTACTGATTGCCAAGGTAGATTTAATGAGCCGCCTTGTGTATGACCATCATCTGTTAATAGATAAGGTAAGGTCAAGGAGGTTGCACCTCTAGCAGTTTCTAGGAACTGTTCTCTGTCCGACAAACCGGCTTGATACCTAGCTTGGGCAGATTCTTTTTTCATTTCTATTTCTGTATGTTAACAGTAGGTGCGCTACCTGTTTGAGTAGCTTGTCCACCTAAGCCACCTTGCTCAATTGCAAGTGGGTCAGTTTTCTTTTTCTTTTTGATTCGAGTACCACTACCTTTACGCTGTTGTTGTAGCTGTGCTCTCTTACTCTTGAGTGTTTTTACTTTACCTGCATCATCAACATCACCACCTGCTAGTTGTGGGGGAGGAGCTTGAGGAGGGGCTACAGGAATAGGAGGTAGTGCAGGGGGAGCCTGTTGTGGTCCTGGAGGAGGAGGTGGAGCCATTACAGGTGCTGCTGGAGTTGGCTCAGGTGTAGGTAGAGCTGCTACTTCTGGCAAAGGAGCGGGCTCTGGCATTTCCGGAATCTCCGGAGCTTTAGGCATGCACATTTTCGATTTCTAATTTCTGTTTAATGTATTCTACTACTGATCGTTGACCTGAACGGTACATGATTTCATTAGTAGAGTGGGTTGGTACAGGTAGCATCGCGGGGAAGATAGAATCAAGCTCCTCTAGGAGTTGGTTCATGGGATTATCCCCAGTGAATACATCTTGTGGAGTTAGTACGACGTTAGCCATATGCAGGTAAATTAACATTGGAAGCTTCGAAGAAAGCAGGCATCCTAGCTCGTTGAGTGTCGGATAAATTTTCTGCCTTTCCACGATTATAAAGAGAATCTGAAGATTTAATCCAGAAGTCTTTATCTATATATTTATTTTCTGTATTTACCCCAAGGCCATCCATAACCCAAGCCACAGTGGCACGGCGAAGCCTATCAAGGTTAGGAGTACTTTTAATTCCGAGATCATGACATACCATTCCATGTATGGCCACATGAGTCTGCTCATCTCTTGAGATATCTGCGGCCAGAGTTCTTATACCTATGTCTCCATTGAATCTGAAGAATGGTAGCAATACAAAGAACACACTGCGTTC